GCAGGCGTTCTAAATGGCCGCTTCCGTGTTTATATTGATCCATATTCTGCAAACCTAGGAGCTTCTAATCAGTTTTACATGGTTGGTTATAAAGGTTCTAGCCCTTATGACGCAGGTATGTTCTATTGCCCATATGTTCCTCTACAAATGGTTCGCGCTATCGATCCTAACAGCTTCCAGCCAAAAATCGGCTTCAAGACACGTTACGGCTTGATCGCAAACCCATATGTTACAGCAAGCAATGGTTACGATGCAGACGGCGACAGCTTCACAGCATCTCGCAATCAGTACTATCGTAAGACTAAGGTTATTAACCTTATGTAATCAACCGACGACAAGATCGGACTTAAAAGGGGGAAGCAATTCCCCCTTTTTTTGTCTTTGCACAGGATATAAATATAAGGAGAAGGAATTAAATAAATGGCATATACCGCAAATATCAGTACAGCACAACAATCTTTTTATAATTCGTTGCCTAAGACCAATGATTATCTTAGACCGAATGCGTTTAGGTTTAGTATTAAAGACTTGCCAGGTGTTTCGTTTACTTGCCAATCTGCAAATATTCCGGATTTACAATTAGGTTTTGCAACACAGCCTACACCATTTACCGATGTTCCATTAGTTGGAGATAAATTAAATTTCGGAGAATTTACAGTTCGATTTTTGATTTCGGAAGATATGTCAAATTATCTTGAAATGTATAGATGGTTAGTTGCATTGGGGTTCCCTGAGAACTATGATCAATTCTCAGCATTTACAAAAGACCGTCCAAGTAGATTTCCGTTTGTTACCAAAACTACAGGAAAAGAAGAAGTTTTGGCATACTCGGATGCAACTTTAACGATTTTAGACTCGACAAATAACCCTAAAGTAAATATAATATTTAAAAACCTGTTCCCTATATCATTGCAGGCTTTAGATTTTGATATAGCATCAGCTAGCGTAGAATATTTTACCGCGATAGCATCGTTCAAATATACTATTTTCGAAGTACAACCCTTATAATTAAATTGGAGTTATTATGACAAATAAAGTAAAGCCTATGGCATTACCAAAGGTTCCTTCACTTCCGAAGGTTCCTAATGCAGGCGGCACACCTGCAACCCCAAGCGAAAATCGTTTGGAAGTTAAATTGGAGGATTTGCGAAAAGAAAGAATCTTTATTGCAACTCCTTGCTATGGTGGACAATTAACTGAAGCATATTTCAGATCAACAATTCGTTTGCTCACATTCTGCAATCAACATCAAATCCCAATCGCATTTGGTACTATTGCGAATGAGTCATTGGTGACGCGAGCACGTAATGTTCTTGTTGCTTATTTCCTACAAAGCGACTTTACTCGTTTAATGTTCATTGATGCGGACATTGAGTTTCAAGTAGAAGATGTTATTAAATTAATTGCACATAATAAAGATGTTGCAGTTGGTGCTTATCCTAAAAAGGGTGTTAACTGGCAGCGTATTCGTGAATCTGTTAAACAAACAGATCAACCGTTTGACGATAAAGCAATTGCATCATTCGGTAGTGATTATGCTATTAACTTTAAATTCATTAATCGCGAAGCAAAACAAATTGCGATTGAGAATGGTTTGATTCGTCTACATGATGGAGCTACAGGCTTCATGATGATTAAGCGTGAAGTTATCGACAAAATGATTACCTCATACCCAGAGTTGAAATACAACAACGACTTGAACACACCTCCAGAATTGAATCCTCATTTCTACGCTTTCTTCGACACAATGATTGATCCTAAGGACAAGCGTTATTTGTCTGAGGATTATACCTTCAGTCGTAGATGGCAAGACATCGGTGGCGAAATTTGGCTTGATCCTTCAATCTCGTTGAACCACTATGGTTCGTTCAACTTCCAAGGTAATCCTCAACAAATTATCCAAATAGGTTAATAGATAAAAATATATTATGAAATTATCAGATCTTCAAGAATCCTGGGCAGAGGATTGCAAGATTAATGAGATGAATCTTGGGCATGAATCTGCTAGGACCCCAAACCTTCATGCCAAGTATTTGAATTATCTATCTTCAACCCGCCTTAATCTTCGTAAAGCCGAATCCGATTATTTAAATTGCCGACGTAAGAAGTATCGCTATTACAGAGGCGAAATGACGCAAGCGGAATTGACAGATGAAGGTTGGGATCAATGGCAAGGAAATAAACCATTAAAAAATGAAATGGATGAATTTCTAACTGTTGATAACAACCTCGTTGAATTGCAAGATAAGGTGGAATATTTTAAAACAGTATTATACCAGTTAGAGCAGATCATTCGTTCTTTAAACAGTAGAACTTGGGATATTAAAAATGCTATCGAATGGAATAAGTTTACCAATGGCATGATGTAATGACCGATATAGTTTTATCTAAGAAAGACGAAGTTTACCTTAAAGTAAAGTGTGAACCTTCAATAGGACAAGAATTGAACGATCATTTTTCGTTTGATGTTCCTGGCGCAAAGTTTCACCCTTTATATAGATCTCGTATGTGGGATGGTAAAGTTCGTCTTTATTCTATGTTTACCCAAGAGCTTTATGTTGGGCTAAAAAGTTATCTTGAGCATTTCTGCAAAGAACGAGATTACACCATAGATTATTCTCAATATGTAGAACAAGCCGATTCTGTGACATATGATATAGTAAAAGAATTTTGCTTATCATTAAAACTTGCTTCAAAGGGCGAACCTATTGAAGTTAGGGATTATCAAATAGACGCCGTTTATCAAGCTATTAGTGACGGGCGACGCCTATTATTATCTCCTACCGGCTCAGGCAAGTCTCTTATTCTTTATTGCCTTCTTCGTTGGAATCTAAAAGCTAACAGAAAACAGCTTATTCTAGTACCAACCACTTCCCTTGTAGAACAATTATACTCAGACTTTCAAGACTATTCTAGTATTAATGGCTGGAAAGCCTCTGAACATTGTTATCGTATTTACGGCGGACATGAAAAGTCTAACGAATATGATGTTGTTATCAGCACTTGGCAATCACTATATAAATTACCAAAACAATTCTTTGCTATGTTTGATGTAATTTATGGGGATGAAGCTCACAATTTTAAAGCTAAGTCTCTTACAAGTATACTAAATAAGTGTACATCAACGCCATTCAGAGTTGGTACTACTGGGACATTGGATGGAACCAAGACTCATAAACTAGTCCTTGAGGGTTTATTTGGCCCCGTGTATAAAGTAACTACTACGAAGAAACTAATTGATAATAAGCAATTGGCAGATCTTAAGATATATAATATAATATTAGAATATGCCGATGAGATAAGAAAGTCCTGTAAAGGATTTGACTATCAAAAAGAAATGGATTTTATTGTAGGAAATTTACAAAGAAACAAATTCATACGAAACTTGTCCTTAAAACAAGAAGGTAACACTTTGGTGCTATTCCAGTATGTTGAGAAACACGGCAAAGTTCTATATGAAATGATCAAAGAAAAAGCTGGAGACAGAAAAATATTTTTTGTATCTGGCGACACGGATGTAACTGTTAGAGAGTCTGTTCGTTCTATCACCGAGGAAGAATCCAATGCAATTATTGTTGCGTCTTATGGCACTTTTAGTACTGGTATTAATATTAGAAACCTCCACAATATTATATTTGCCTCTCCATCAAAATCCCGAATCAGGAATTTACAATCAATTGGGCGGGGACTACGGACAAGTGGAACGAAGACCGAATGCAAATTATATGACATTGCAGATGACTTATCATGGAAAGCTAAAAAGAACTATACGTTACTCCACATGATTGAACGTATTAAAATTTATAATGATGAGCATTTCAATTACAAACTCGTAAAAGTACCAATCTAATGGAAAAAGATATTTACTTTAAGTATATAAAATTAGTATCGGGCGATAATATTGTTTGTACAACAACCGATAATTGTGAGAACGTTTATAAACAAAAGACTATATCTGTTACTGATCCTGTTGTTCTAAATCCTATTAGAATTCCAAAAGGTGATGTGCTTATAGAATCTTATGTTATGTACCCTTGGTTTAGTTTTTCAGAAGAAATTGAATATAAGATACCGACAAGTCAAGTTGTATTGGTTGTTAACATAAAAGATAATCTAAAAAAGAATTATCTTAGATATTTAGCAATGCAAGACAATGATGACGACATTACAGAAGGCGATCTTTTTGTAGATGGCGATGAAGATGAAATTGATGAATTTTTGAATGAAATGGGAGAAGAAAATGAAAACAACGAAAACGGCGGAACCGATGGTTTTGGAAGTACAAGAACCATCCACTAGTCCTCCAGAAGCATCTCATTATGTAGATAATAAGAAGTTTTTGGCAGCACTTATAGAATATAAGAAAAGTATAGATGTTGCAAAATCCGAAGGCAAAAGTATACCGCAAGTACCAAGGTACATAGGTGAATGCTTTATTAAGATTGCTACACATCTATCATATAAATCTAATTTTATTAATTACACATTTAAAGATGATATGATTTCAGATGGGATCGAAAACTGTTTGACCGCAGCTACTAAATTTGATCCTGAAAAATCTTCTAATCCTTTTGCATATTATACTCAAATTATTTACTTTGCTTTTATTCGCCGAATCCAAAAAGAGAAAAAACATCAGGCAACTAAATATAAAATTATTGAAAATTTAGATATGGATGCTATTATGCAGAACGGGGACGATTCTGAAGCAAGCAGACAATTAATTGATTATTTGAAAAAACAATTGGATACAATCGATCCAGAGAAACGTGAAACCCCTGCACAAACCAAAACCCGCAAGAAAAAAGCAGCTTCGGCCGAATTGGACAATGATATTATTGACTTCATGGGCTAATTATAATATAATTCATTATGAATAAAAACTCTACCAGCAAAATTAAAATCGCAGAATTGTTCTACAGTATACAAGGTGAAGGTCGCTTTATGGGTGTACCTTCAGTGTTCTTGAGAACATTTGGATGTAACTTTACTTGCGGCGGCTTCGGTATGCCTAAAGGGAAACAAAGTGATGAACGAAATGTTATTGCAATCAATTCAGAAAATTATAAATCGTATAACGAACTTCCTTTGGTCAGTACTGGATGTGATTCTTATGCTAGCTGGGATGTTAGGTTTAAGCATCTTAGCCCTGTTTTATCTGTTGATGAGATTGCCAATAACATTGTTAATACGTTACCGCACAAAGAATGGAAAGACGAACATCTGGTAATTACTGGAGGCGAGCCTTTATTGGGTTGGCAACGAGCATATCCTGATTTATTAGAACATAAACTAATGAAGAATCTTAGAGAGATAACATTTGAAACAAATGGCACTCAAGAATTGTCTCCAGAATTTCATGACTATTTGTTTGAAGAATGGACAAGATTCGGTAGAGATTATGATAAGCTAACATTTTCAGTATCACCTAAACTATCAGTATCAGGTGAAAAATGGGAGGAAGCTATTTGTCCCGATATTGTTAAGTCTTATGAACGGATTGGTTATGCCTATCTTAAGTTTGTAGTTGCAAATAAAGAAGATGCTGAAGAAGCAGAACAAGCAGTTAACGAATACAGAAAA